CAACGTTGCAAACGCAAGTGTTACAACCGCTAAAATAGGTAGTCTTACACATTCTGATGGTGTAACAAAACATACTAATTATACTTATGTGCCCAAGATGGGTCTCACATTACTGACTGGTATTTCTTGGCACACTTCATACAATAGTACCACTCAAACTATAGCAGATCTTTCGGGATATGTTGATTCTGATACTGTCGCTGTGGATATAACATGTTACTATATGCATAATGGTGGTGCCAATCACGGATACTTGACCGGATACTTGCACCAACAGGGCACAACTTATGACACTGCGGGAACATGGTTTGATCGACAGCATTATGATTGGTATTTTAATGTTGATACAATGGACTATACAGTAAAGTGGGATGGTTCAGGAAATACAAATTTAAGACTCTACGTCTCAAATGCTTATAATTCCAGTACCCTTAATAAATATGCTTTCTATCTTCAAGGCGTCCATAAACAGACATCATAATTATGATTAATACAACAACAGATTTTATAATTCCAGCTGCATATGCTCTAACGGGTGATATTCCAGGATCTCTTGTGGTTCGTGGAGATATCTCATATGAGAATATTGAGTGGAACACTGGTATTGTAACCACTACACTGCCAACAAAAGATGAAGTTCTTAATAAAGCTCAAGAACTTTATAATAATGAAGCTGTTACGAGATTAAGAGTTCATAGAAATAGATTGATGGCCAATTCCGATTGGACTCAAGGTGCTGATAGTCCACTATCTACTTCAAAGAAGAATGAATGGGTAATATATCGTCAAGCATTGAGAGATCTACCAGCAAATTCTTCACCAACGCTTGATGGACCATTCATTAAAGATGTTGTCTGGCCAACAGAACCATCATAAATAATACTAACTTTCCTCCAATTATGAAATACGATATCCCAGCAGCATTGCAAGCGCTCACACCAGGAGCCGAATGGGTGCTTCGTGGTGAAAATTACTCTGGTTTGGAGTGGATTAAAGGAAACGGTCATGACAAACCCACCGAAGATGCATTGAATACAAAGATTGCTGAACTTGATGCAGCAGAACCGATGAAATTACTTCGTTTAGAAAGAGATCGTAGAATTGGACTGACTGACTGGAGAGCATCATCAGACCTTACGATTTCTGATGCATGGAAAAATTATCGTCAGGCCCTTCGTGATCTTCCAGCTTCTGCTTCTCCTACGGTAACTGAGTATGGAGATCTTGATCTCACCTCTGTAACTTGGCCTACCGAACCTTCTTGATATGGCATCTGAATTAAGAGTAGACAGAATAATTCCTGTTGATGGAGTGCCATCTGGTGGTGGAGGTGGTATCATTCAAATAGTTCAAGGAAGTACTACAAATAGAGTTGCAACAGCAAGTGCTTCATACGTAGCAACAAATTTATCGGCAACAATCACTCCTAGATTTTCAACCAGTAAAATTTATATCACTTTAGGTGGAGATGCAAATAACAATGGTTCTGCCAATTATTTGTATATGACTTATTATAGAAGTATAGCTGGTGGTGCTTTTACAAATATAGCACCAAATGGACCTAATGATTCTGCTGGTGCAGATTCAAATTATGGATTCGCTATGGTTTATGGTGCGAATTCAAGGATTCACGTTCCAGTAGCAATGCCATACTTGGATAGTCCAGCCACTACGAGTGCTGTAGAGTATAAAGTTTATATTAGAATGCAACAGGGTTCTGGTTCTGTAGAATTTCCAGCCAATAGTGGGTATCAGGCAGGACGAATTTTTCTTTATGAGGTATCAGCATAATGTCAGAATTAAGAACAAATCGGATTGTCCCTAAAGATGGACTTGTATCTGGTGCAAGTGGTGGTATTATTCAAGTTGTCCAAAATATACAAGGTATAGGTCAAGTTAATAGCTCTGGCACTTCTGAATATGATTTAGGTTTAAATTGTACAATTACTCCACAAAG